TTCTGTGGAGAATTGACAGCAGACACCGCGTCAGTAGCTTTAGACATGAATAAGTGCTTCTCAAGCACATTACCCCTTACACCAGTAATACTTCCATTGTCATCAACAACGACAACGTGCATCTCATCATTAAATCCATTTCTCTCTGCAGCATATGCAGAAGTTCCTGGTTTAGGTGCAATAGTTCTCCAATAAATTACTGAGTTATCAAGACCCAATGTACGGGAGTTGTACCAGTCATCAACGCCAGTAACTTCAACTCTAGAATTAGCTTCTGTAACAGTTAAAATAACCTTATCATCCAGCAGATCTTGTACTGCAAGTTGAGCATCATCTGTAGGAGTTGCTCCACCGAGCAGATTGCCTGGAAGTGTGATAACTGTTCCAGGAGCATAACCAAGACCACTGTTGATCATGGTTACAGTTCCAATACCACCCGTTCCATCTCTGTAAACGTTGAAGGTTGCGCCAGTACCAACAGTACTTACACCAGCAACATTAAGATAGATTCCGTTGGATGCTGCAGGAATAGTGGTTGATGTTGAGAGTCCAGTATTATTTTTGATCGAACCTTGAGCAAGATCAAAACCACCAACAAAAGAACCACCAATAGATACAGTTTCACCAACAGTGTATCCTAATCCAGCATTAACAATAACTGCAGAAGCAACGTTTCCATCTGTACTATTTCTAGTGATAGTAAATGTTGCACCACCACCATTTGCTGAAGAAGTACCAGCAACACCAGTGTAAACTTGATCTTGTTGACCGTTAATTGCTGTAGATGTTGTTATCCCTACTGCAGCAATAGAGTCTTTAGGGGAGGTTACCAGAGAGTTTGTATCTTGGAATGTCAATCTTTGACCTTTCAAGAATGATGCATAATTGCTATTCTCAGCATATTCAACCTTTGTCTCTCTGCCAGGTTGAGTTCCTCCAGAAGAAACTCTAGATTCTATCTTAACAATGACACCACTATTATTAGTGTCTCCACCATCAATAACATCTGTAATAATTCCTTTGAGAAATCCTTCAAATGGTTCAGTTCTTCCAATTCCAGGAATAATAGTGCCTGTAATATCAACAGTTACTGCAAAACCTACTTGAGCACCTAAGTTTGTAGCAGAAGTTGTACCAATACCGAGAACTTGATCACCAAAGTTGTCAATATAACATACTTTTAATTTATTGCCCCATTCTCCAGGATTCTTTGCAGCATAGTACCATCCAGCACCCTCTCCACTGTGGTTTGCTTGATAGTCATCGTAGTTTTTAATCTTGATATCTCTGTTACCAAGAAATTGACCTACGTTTGAATTGGCAAGTGCTTCGCCGTCAACGCGAACAACCTTCATTACACCACCATAAGATAAGAAGGATGATGCACTCATCCAATACTCATAGTGTTGATCCGAAGATCTTGGTTGTCCAAAAACGTTAATCAGTTCTTGCTCTGTGGATACCGTTGTTGGTTCGTTGACAGGACCCAATTCAAAAGGACCCGCAATTGCTCCAATATTATCAAGAACGTTTTCAGCTCTTCCTACGGTTAAGTCAACCTCTCTAGTTAATACACCAGGAGATAATTGAGGAGTCGCCATGGATTCTGTCTCCTTGTAGTCTCAGTTTATCTGAAAATATTTATTAAAAAGTGACTTTTCACGGGGGAAACATGACGTGAACTACCAATCTGGATATGAACTCATCGAATCATCGACTTTTTTTCTACGGGATACCACTCTTTTTTTAGTACATTCTTTACATTCGTAAGAGTATGATGATGCTACTGCGCCTCTATCCTTTCTAGTTCTATAAAAACCTTCAATTAAATTTTTGGTCTCTCCACAAGTTCTACACTTCCTATCATATAGTAGTAAATGCCCTAACTTTAATTGACCATCTAAGTCCATTATCCTCCACTCCAATCCCAATTCCAAGGTAACACTGCCATGCCAAAATATGGCATAAGAATATAGTGATCCATTAGAATCAACACAGGTATACCAACACCCAATTCAATAGCAATCTTCTTTCTTGGAGGCAATGTTTCTAACCATCTTTTATATGGATTATCAGCAAGTCTATCTAATTTTAATTTATAGAATATTTGTTCTGCCCACCATTGTGGATCAATTATATTCTTAAACCAAATCAAAGGTGTCAATAACCATCTGACTTGTTTTCTATACCTTATTACTAATACTATTAATAAGGTTGGTATTAAAAATAATAAGATAAGATCAATCATTACATAAAAAGCGTTTGATTTATTCTGTCGTATTCTACAAACATTCCAAGATCTACATTTTGTCCATGTAAGATATCTGCTTCATATAGAATACATCTGTTATATATCATTTCAAATTCATGCTCAACCTTCCAAGGATATTTTTTTAGACCACTATTGATGTCATCAAAGGACTTTCCACACTGCTGTTCTATATCACTACCATAAGGCAATGTCGTTCTTCCATCAAAACTATAGATATTAGTTCCTCCAGTACATTCTTCGGGTGTATTCAAATATATTACGGACCCAAATTGTGTGTCTAAAGCAATATGCTCTCCTGGATAAGAATCTTGATGTGGAGTAATACCGCTGGGATTATTTAACAGTGTTGAATCATTAATAACATTACACATAAAACCCATTCCATCCCACTTGGAATTAAATGCTGTAACATTAAAGGGTCTCTGCCATAGATAAAAATCTGAACAGATCATAAGAAATAAATTTTTTAAGTTTTTGGAAACCTCTTCAGTTTCAATAAAAACCCTATTTCCAGGAAGATTGCCAATTAATCCAGGATTATCTTCTGAAGTAATTTGTTTAGATTGTAGACAAAGATTTCTAACTTCATCTGGATTTGCATAGAAGTTATCTATAACTACTGCATTCTTTTTGTTTGGTCCGATATCGGATGCAACTTTTATATCAAGTTCTTTACTGAGTTCAAACATTATCTATAGTCCCACATGTAAGACATATCACCATACTCATCAGTATGCCAACGATCACCATCTGCATCTACAAATGAAGTTGAATCTAAACCATCTTCAATAAAACCAAACGGTGCCATGTCTTGTTCAATTTGATTTTTCTGCTCTTCATATAATCTCTTACGAACATCCTGATCAGTTAATTCTTTAAAGTAATCTTGCTGAACTAACCAGGCATAGATAACCAGACACATTGCTAAGTCATCATTACATCCATCTTCTGCCTCAAATGAATTGTGCTTTTGAATGAATGTAGTAAGTTCTGCAATGACATCATAGTCCTTGAAGATCAACTTATCTTCTTCAATTAAAGTCTTAAGGTTCAAGCATCCAACCTTCTTAACAGTCTTAGACATCTTGACACCAAGTTGTGTCTTCTTACCAGAGAATCCTTGACCAACAATCTGTCCCGCTCTGCCTCTCATGGAACACATCAGAACATTCTCATATTCCAAGTCAAAGTTTAGAATTGCTGCAACCTGATCACCAACATCATTGACTTCACACAATACAAATGCTTTGTTATAATTATCTGCTACTTCTTTGATGATGCTGGGGAATAGCATCGGTTTAATTTCATTATTCCTATATTTACATACAAGTTGGTGTGGGAATGACGTTATATCAATAACAGTAAACGCAGAATAGTCACCACCGACTCCTCTTGCAACGTCAACAGAGATTACATAATTGTGATCAGGTATTACATCCGTAAATACATCTAATCCTTGGTGTGATATTGATGGTTGCTCATAGACCATCGTTCTTAATTTGCTTGGAGCAATCAGAGTATCAACAGATCCGAGGAATTCACACTCAAACTCAACTTTGAACTGTTGCTCAGAGGTGTTTGCAATCGTCTGCTTCTTCCACTTCTCATCTCTACCTGGAACATCACTCCAGTGAACTTCTGTTGGAATATATTCGTTCTTCTCTCGCTCTGCATCATGCCAGAGTTTATAGAAGTGATTCATACCGTGAGGCGTGCTCACGATAATAACTTTAGTGTTTTTACCAGACGAAATTGTAGGATATACTGAACTGAAGAACTGATCAGCGATATGGTTTGCAACGAACGCAAATTCGTCTAGGAAGATGATGTTATAAGATCCACCACGAACAGCAGATGCTGATGTTGATGCAGCAATAATCTTTGACCCGTTCTCTAATTCAAGAGATGCTTTGTTCCAGGTCAAAACACCCTGCTGTAACCAGCGAGGTAAATTCTCATATGCAGTCTGCAATCTGTCTAACAGGTCTTTAGCAGTAGACGCCTTGTTAGCAAGGATTGCAATATTTACGTTGTCATTAAAGATTGCGTAGTGAAGAAGGTAAGATACAACAATCGTTGACTTACCAGACTGTCGTGGCAACTTACAGATATTAAAACGGTTATGATGGAATCGATCCAACATAACCTTTTGGAATTCATATGGTTTAAAATTTTGCAGACCATAATCCAGAGTAACAATCTGGATATAGTTCATTGCAAAGTAGACTGGATCATCAATACACTTTGCAAACTCAAG